AACGAACTTTGAAAAACTTTTTAGTCGTAAGTTAAATAAAATTCTCAAGAAAAAAGGAAATTTTGATTATTTATCTTGGGCTCACGCGTGGGAGATTATGAAAAAGAATGATCCACAGGCAACGGTAACTATTAATGAGTATAAACACTACAGGGTTGTTTCTGGAACTCATCAAGACTTTCTTGTTGAGGAATATAAACCTTTTCTTATGGATGAAACTGGAACTTATGTATCTGTCTCAGTAACGGTTAAAGGACACACGGAAACCGAATTATTTCCTGTTTTAGATTATCGAAACCAACCAGTTGTTAAACCAAATGCTATGCAAATCAATAACTCATTGAAGCGATGCTTTGTGAAAGCATTGGCTCTACACGGACTGGGATTATATGTATTTCAAGGGGAAGATATTCCAACACCACCTAGAATCGATACAAAGAAATTAAACATGCTAGAGACGATTCTAGAAGCTTTCAATGAGCAGATGGGTAAAGATATGACCAAAACCTTAATCGAATATGTTAATGAGCAGACAGATAAATTAGGGCTCTTAGCTGATAACGTTGAAACTATTGAACAGTTAAGCTATGAGCAATGTGCCTTGATGGAGCGAGCAATAGCAGCTAAGAGAAAAGAATTAGATAAGAAGTGATATGAGTGTTTAAACCATTGATTGATTCATACTCGGCGGTTCTGAAAAAGTTCAAAGGAAAAGACATAGGTGCAACGATCAATGAAGAAGTGAACATCGAACGTTTGAAGACTATGTACGACGGATATGATGGCGATCGAGTCATTGAAATTCGTTTTATTGATCCTAGACGTTTCACAGTACAGCAACGAAACTTCATCTATGCGCTCATAGGCGATATTTTCATCGATACAGGCATGCCAACGGACTTCTGGAAGGAATTCTTCTACTTCCGTTTTGAAGGTATCACAGGACGCAAAATAAGCCTCAAAGACGAATCGAATACAACTGTGAGTGATGCTAATGTCTTAGCAAATATCATCTTAGATTTCATCTTTGAACATCATATTCCTTTCAAAGAAGGCTATGAGATTTTACCAGCGAATCAAGAATATTACTTCTACAAATGCATTACAAAAAGAGTTTGTTGCATCTGTGGCAAAACAGGAGCTGACATCGATCACTTTGACAAAGCGCTGGGAAGACGAAAGCGCAAAGAAGTTGATCATTCAGAGTACACATTTGCAGCACTCTGCAGAATCCATCACACAGAGAAGCACAAGATAGGTGTGATTAATTTCAAAAATAAATATCAAATCAAAGGAATCAAGTTAAACCAGGAAACAATTAAGAAACTTAGAATAGGAGGGTAAAAAATATTGTCTGACAACAAACGCTACTACTATTTAAAACTAAAAGAGAATTTTTTCGATAGTGACGAGATGGTTCTCTTAGAAAGTATGCCAGATGGCTATATTTATTCTAATATTCTTCTCAAACTTTATTTAAGAAGTCTAAAACACGAAGGTAAGTTGATGTTTAATGACAGGATTCCATTTAACTCTACAATGCTCGCAACTATTACAAGACATTCTGTAGGAGTCGTAGAAAAAGCGGTACAAATTTTCCGTGATTTGCAGCTTATTGACGTATTAGATAACGGAGCAATTTATATGTCTGATATACAAAGCTTCATTGGAAAATCCTCAACTGAAGCAGATAGAAAAAGAGAATACAGAAAGAAAATAGAAGAGGCAAAACGGAATTTAATAACTGGAGGACAAGTGTCGGACAAATGTCCAGACAAAACTACACCAGAGTTAGAGATAGAGATAGAGAAAGATATAGATATAGATAAAGAAGAAAAGAAAGGTAAGTATTCTGACGAACACTTACGCCTTGCTAAAAAAATGCAAAGTAATTTAACTGAAGATTTTCCAAAAGAAATGAACAAAGTAGATATCGAAAAATGGGCAGACATAATTAGGTTGATGGAAGAAAGAGATAAAGCCTCTATAGAAGCGATTGAGTATGTGATCAATTGGCTACCTACAAATGAATTTTGGTTTGGAAATATTAGAAGTGCTAAGAAATTGAGAGAAAAATTTGAGAAGCTCAAATTCGAAATCAAAGCAGACAAGAAAAATCATAAAAAGCAAAGTCAAAAACTACAGTACAGCAATCCTAGTGAATATGACGACTTGCCAATTTAAAAAGGAGATGCATCAAATGGAAAGCCTAGCAAATGCTATGGATAAACTAATAAGAAGAGTATTAGTGCAAAGCGGAAAATGTCCAGAATGTAGCGAACCTTTGTATAGTTGGCGAGCTAAAAATAAGGATGGTTCAGAACGTTGTAAACCAACATGCATGAGTTGTGGTTATAAAGCGTTACGTGTGAAAGAGGATATACAGACCGAACGGATATATAACGACAGCTTAAAAGCGCGAGCATTGAGTTTTTTTCAAAATGGTTCGGTATTAACAGATAAAACTTTGTTTAAATGCAAAATGGAGAATTATCACGTAGTGGACCAAGAAACGAAAATTGCTTTAGAAAGAGCTAAAAGCTTTGTAAATGATGTCTTACTGAACCATCCTGCACATTTCATTCTATCAGGGAAATCAGGAAGCGGAAAAAGCCACTTATCAATGGCGACAGCTTGGGAAATACTTGAGCGCTCAAATTATGACAAGAAAATACTTTTTATAAGCTATCAAGAGTTATTAGAGCAGATAAAGTTTTCTTATAACAATGCTGAACTGAGAAAAGAAATTGAAGGATCACTTATAGCCGATATTAAAACAACTGATTTGGTGGTTTTTGACGATATTGGAGCTGAATTAGGTAGCGGGGTATCAAATAGTAGGCAGTTTACAAACAACACGTTAAACACGCTCTTAGAAGCCAGACAGAACAAGGCAACGATCATCACAACAAACTTATCTGGTCCCGAACTAAGAGAAGCCTACGGCGAAAGAATTGTTTCTAGGATATTTAAGAATTCAGAAGGTTATGCGCTGAAATTCCAACAAACAGCAGACAAGCGCATAAAACCAGTGAAAGGTAGTATCGCATGAATAAATACCGTAATAAGAAAACTGTTCATCGAGGTATCAAGTTTGATTCTATCGCAGAAGCAGAGTATTACGATCTAGCCTTGTGGCAAGCTGAAGCGAATGGCTGGAAAGTAAAACTTCAGGAAAGATTTGAGCTGATGCCGAAATTTGAACTAGACGGAAAGAAGTATCGCAAGATCGAGTATATTCCCGACTTCACATTTTATAAAAACGGCAAACTTGTCAAAGTCGTAGATGTTAAAGGAATGCAGACAAAAGACTTTAAGATCAAGGCAAAGTTGTTCTGTCATCAATATCAAGTTCCGTTGATTTTAGCTAAAAAATATCGGAATACGTTCAAGGAAGAGCGTTTTTAACGAGGTGGTCCATCATGACAACAGAAGAAGTGATTCAAATGCGCATTCGAAGCATTCAGCGTGAGATTGACGATCTGGAGCGGACAAAGGCAGTGATGGTCAATGAAACGGCTAGAAAGGCAATCGATTTGCACATTGAGAATTTAAGAAGGGAAATTCGTAGATTGGAGGAATGAATGTGGATAAGAAAGCGACAATGAAACGAATTGCTGAATTAACCAAGTCAGAATCTTGGCAAGAAGACAAAGAAATAGTTGCAGAAGTCCAAAAGCTCGGCAAATCAATGTGGACTGAAAAGCCCAAACGGAAAACGCCGAGAAAAATTGCAATTTGGCATGGTGATCGAATTCTAGTAACAGGAACAGCTGAACAGTTATCTGAAATTACTGGACTGAGCAAAAACATTATCTGGGATAGAGCTAGGAGCTTATGGATTGATTCAAAAGGACGACAGTTTAGGTATGTGGAGGAGAAATAATGGATCTCATTACACAATACAGTGACATCATCCTCAAGAAAATCATGATGAAGATTCAGAAAGACAAAAAATCAAAAGAACGAGCGGAATTAGTTAAGTTGGAAATGGCTGAAACAGGAGCAGGAGTGCGAAGTAGCAGGCATTGGAAAGCAGCAGCAAACATTGAATTTTATTACAACGAAATTCAAAAAGGGTTCGATCAGATGCGTGAACTGGATCGGCAAACAAATTGGAGCAAGAAACTTCATCAAGATCGTTTCAAATTTGTAGAGAAGTATAGAGAGATACTGAATGAGTATTTCGAGGAGGACTAGATGTTTAATTTAATGTTAGCGTCAATTCACTTTTTATTCTATATAACGATATTTGTAGCTATATTAATTAATACGATAAAAAGCGGTTTTTTAACACCAATCGGCACAATTTTAACATTAGCTTCATTTGTTACAAGTTGTATTATCCAACTTAAATATATAAAGGAGAATGAATAATGGACGAACTAATCACAAAAGTAGAGCAGTGGGCTAAAGATAAGGGATTGGATCAAGCTGATTCCAGCAAGCAAATGTTAAAAACGATCGAAGAGATTGGGGAAGTTGCCGCTTCTCTAGCTAGAAAAGATGAACATGGTTTAAGAGACGGAATTGGAGACGTAGTAGTAACCTTGATTATTTTAGCTATGCAAAATGATATGGATTTGTACGAGTGTCTGAACCAAGCATACATCGAAATCAAAGGACGCACAGGGAAAATGGTCGATGGTATATTCGTGAAGTCGAGTGATTTGGAGGAAGCGGAATGAATGTTCAAAATAGCATTTTATCTGTTCGATTACAAAGATGGTTCGTTTAAGAAAGTTTATTTCCATCACTGGAATGATAGCAAGCCAGTTTTTACAAAAAACAAGAGGAGAGCTCAGGAGTATTTTGATGAAAGATCAGCAAATAAAGATATAGTGCAGTTAAAAAAAGCAGAATCACCATCTGCGAAAACATTATCTATAAAATTGGAGGAAAAAGAATGAAACTAAAAGACGGATTTTACGCTAGTAGTCATGGTATCGGCGGTTTAATGCTGGATATGCCGACAAAGAACCCTAAAACACGTAAGAAACCAAAATTCAAAGTCGGCGACATGGTCCGATGTGAAGCAGAAGAGTTCATCTATCCATTTCGTGGATATGTAGAACACGTCTATAATCACTCAGCGATCATTCGTATTGAAAACACGATGGAATGTGACAAGTTATTAGCGAAAAGCAAAGAGAATTTAGCTGTAGCGAGATTGGTGGATATGGAGGTTATAAACAATGGAATTTAAAATCTTTGAAGAGGACACACGCTATGAATTAGAAGAAAAATTAAATGAATTTGCAAAGAATAATGAAATTCAGCATATATCTTTAACGGCTTCTAAGTCCGGTCGTACAACTTACTATGCAGCTGTTGTGAGCTACGTAAGTCAATAAAAGGAACTCGACAAATAAAAAAGCCGGATCGCTCCGACTGATGTAATAAATCCGACAAGTTTATTATATCACATAAAGGAGCGGTTTGACTTGATGCAATTGTTACGAGAGGTAGATTTCAAACAGACAAGATGTAATGCGAGAGATGTGCTGAAGAACTTTCGGCGTTTGGAGCGGATGGCAGGTCGCTCTTTGATAGATATTAAGTCTCCTATCATAACCGATATGCCGAAGGCGCCGAAGCACGGCAATAAAACGGAAGACGCGATCATTCAGATGATGGATATAGAAGTGGAGAGAGACGCGATTCTAGCGGCTTTGATGGCTCTTAGTCTGATTAGTCGTCAGATACTCTACTACAGCTTTTGTGACGTAAATAAGCACTCTAATTATGAGATAGGGCAATTGATACGAGGATACGGAGAAAAGAACGTAGAGAAGCTGAAATCCATCGCATTGATCGAATTTGCAGAAGCATACAAAAAAGGCGTGTTAGTTCAGTATCGTTGATTTTGTAGGGTTTTTGTAGGGATAGTGTAGGGTTTTTGAGCGTTTTAACGTGATATTATGGTAGTGTCGAAAGATTAGTGATAGGTCTGAGACAAAACAAAATGTAAGGGAGGAAATCTCCCTCATCGTTTAATTAAGCTTCGATAGACAGCAACGGAAATATTAAGAATAAGGATGTGAATTTTAACTCCTTCTAAATTGTTCTTATTATCTATCATCCGTTGCTGTCTATTGTTTTTTTAATTATTCACACGATAACTAAAGGTGAGTGAAGAGAAATGATTCCATTAATAATTTCAATTTTTGCGCTTTGTCTTAATGTCTATATGATTGGATTTAAAAATGGGCAAAATAAAAAATAGTAGCAGCCAAGAATAATTTTATAGTGTCGAGTGTCGCTGTGGCGGAAGTAGAAGACGCAACGGTAAATGGCGAGTAGCCTCGTGAGAGCCTAGTAAGTTCTCGTGTGTGGTGCGATTCCACTCCAGTGTCTTTGGGTTTGCGGTACAAGATCCCGAAAGTAAAACCGCTAGCAACCGAGGTATTGAGGAAGTGGGTAGGCGCAGGAAGTATTAGACTTGTCTGTGTGTAGGTTGCTATTACATATTAGATCACTCGTTGAGTGGTCTTTTTATTTTAAAAAAGAGAGGATTTTGAAAATGAATCATGAGAAGTTTATCGAAAAATGCAAGGCTATTGTGCGCGAAAGAATTGAAAATGAGATTGCAGACCCAAGTGGTGCAGTTCCTCAGTTTGATATATTCGTTGTATGGTCGTGTAAAACACTACAGAATAGCAAAGCATTAGTTAGCGCTAGCTTAAAAGGAGCACCGTATTTTGAAATTACGTTGAACGGGGACAAAGGTGAAATCTATGTAGATACTTATCTCAAAAAATCAAATGAATGTATTAAAGTCTAGCACACGCTAGGCTTTTTCTTTACATAAAGGAGGCTGCATAATGAGAAACTACTGGTATATATCACTATCAAATAGATATCCGCAACCAAGCGAACAAGATTCGGTTCGGTCAGTTCAGTCAGTCCAAATCAAAAAGAAATACTCCATCATTGAAATGACCAGAGAAGCAACACCAAATGAGATCGATAAGTACAATCTTCGTTACTGTGGCCATGGATATTTTAGTGAGCAAAACATACAGACAAATATTGAGAGGTATTGTTAATAAAATTGAAAGGTGGTGTCAAAAAGATTAGAAATGAGGTAATTACTCTGGTGGTTGCCTTTTTGTTTATTCAATTCTCTCGCTTTTCCTGTTATTATATAGAAAATGTAATATTGAGAAGGAGAGATACTTAATGGCCAAAACTGAAGAAAATAAAAATTGCTTCATCATAACACCTATCGGCAATGATAATGGGCCGGAAAGAAGGTTTGCTGACGGCATTACGGATGCGGTTCTTCGTCCTGTTTTGGATGAGTTTGATTTAAAACCTGTGGCTGCTCATGATATTAGTGCTACTGGATCTATAAATGATCAAGTCATTCAACATATATATGAGGATAAACTTGCTATTTGTAACCTTACCGGTTTGAATCCCAATGTCATGTATGAACTTGGTGTAAGATTTACAATGAGAAAGCACACGATTCTTATTTGTGAAGAAGGAATAAGGCTGCCTTTTGATATTATTGCTGAACGAACTATTTTTTATAAAAATGATATAGCGGGAAGTGAGGAACTTAAAGAAAAACTTAGAAGAATGATTAAAGGAATCGATTATACTAAGGATCCAGAAAATCCAATTTTTAAAGTTTTAAAATTTGGTCAAGCTATGGGAAATATAGAAACTGATGATCCAAGTAATGCAATTCTTGAAAAGCTTCAGGAGCTAATTCAAAATAACTCGACTACTATTAATACAGGCAATAACTTGAATATCCCGTACACCGCAATTCTTGAGAAGCTTGATGGAAATGGTTTCACAAAATCTGAATTTAGGACACTAGCTTTAAAAATTCAAAGTGTAAGTAGTAATAATGTTTACATTACGAATTCACAATGGACATCATCTCAAAAAGTTCTGGCTATAAATTTCTATTCTAATATACCATTTGAGAGTGCTGTTGGGATAATTAACCAAATTATTTCTAATACCTTCCATAGTAAAGTGGAGTTGATGTTTTTAAATAATCTTTCTTTTAAGGGTTAAATTAGTATTGATAATTGTTTTGCAGTTTCCAATCGGAGGCTGCTTTTTATTTTGCATAAAGGAGATATGCATGTATCAATTAGACAAAGATAGGAAACGATTTGCAGAAACAAAAAGATTGTCATTTTGGAAAAGAAGAAAATGCGCTTATGATTATGTGTTCTTATACATACGAAATTGCGACAAAATATGGGGATGCATAAAATGTGGAAAAACGGAATGGCGCTAGGGATCATCTCAATTGAGGTGTTTTTTTTATATTACATAAAGGAGGAATGATCTCATGAAAGAATATACTGCTAAAGAATTTGAAGAAATGAAGCAATTAAAGAAGGAGTTTGAAGAAGTTGGTCAAGGACAATCATTTACGATTGGAACTATTCAACGTAGATTACGTTTCGGGAAAGAACGAGCTACTGCTCTTTATAATGATCTGATCTCAGATAGAGAGAAGGTCACATGATGAGGAACTACTGGTACGTATCATTGATCAACGATTATCCAAGATGCAAAGATTGTCGTGATAAAAGAGTTGTTCAATCTGTTCAAATGAAAAGAAAATATTCTGTTATAAAGATGATCAGAGAAGCTACACCAAACGAAGTGGATAAATGCAAGCTGATATATTGCGGTCATGGCTATTGGAAAGACGAGTATATCCAACAAAACATTGAGAGGTGGATAGATAGATGAGTTACCTCGAACATTTGAAACGTTGCTACATGCATTCTAAGAATAAACTTCCTGACAGCTACACAAAAGAAGAAATTGTCCTTCACGTGTTAAAGACAGAAAGCAATCATACGAATACCTACGCAGATACATACAGCAAGGCAGAGCAGATGGAAGGCTGGACAAGGTTCTTTGGTTGGGTACACGAGAATGCCTAAAAGGAAATGCTCGGTCGCTTGGTGTCGTGAGTATGTAGACTTGCCCGAAAGATATTGCGAGAAACACAAAGGCAATGCAGACAAGACGTATAACAGAGAAGTAAGACACAACAAAGAGAACATGAAGTATGCTCGCTTCTATGCTTCAAGCCAGTGGAAGAAGCTAAGACGTAGCAAGCTGGCAGACCAACCACTATGTGAGGAGTGTTTGAGAAATGGGAAAATAACCAGTGCTACGATAGTCCATCACAAAACGGAAGTAAAAGAAGATTGGGATAAAAGGTTAGACTACGATACGTTAGAAAGTATTTGTCAGTCGTGCCACAACAAAGAGCATAAAAAGGCATATAACCGTAAAAGGCTCTAATTTGCGTTCTAAGGCGTTTTGCCTAAAGTGTATATAAATATACTAAAAAATAGTTTTGATAAAAAATAAGCCGCCCTATGTCGCTAGAACGAAGAAAATCGATGCCCTCCCTTCTCGAAAAAAAATTCCCTTTAGAAAATTTGTAAAATAGATAGGAGTGATGAAATGAGCAAAGGTAGGCCGAAGAAATTGCTTAACGCAAGCAAAAAGAATTACACAAAAGAAGAAATTGAAGCTAAAAAAGCCGAAGAAGAAAAGCTATACAACTATCCAAGACTGGACTTTTCAAATTATCCGATCGGGCTTTTGAAAGAAGCACAAAAAGAGTGGGATAGAATCTCTCGCTACATTCAGGACTTGCCTATTTCAGAACTAGACCAACAAACAATGATTCGCTACTGCAACTATTCATACTTATACGACAAAGCAAGCAAAGAGTTAGACGAACAAGGCTTTTTGATCGATGGTCGTAAAAATCCTTTAATCGATACCGTCAATTCATTCTCGAAAGAACTAAAAACAGCCACTAATGATTTAGGGCTGACAATCAACTCTCGGTTAAAGATCGTTAATCCTCAAGAGTTAGAGAAAGAGCCTGACGACCCTTTTGCTGAAATGATGAACGAAGTTGATAGTGATGATTGATCACGTTCAAAAATACATTGATGAAGTAGAAAATGGGAATATCTTAGTCTGTGAGAAGATACAGATGGCAATTGATAGACACAAAAAGGATATCGAGAGGTCAAAGCGAGATGACTTTCCTTACTACTACGAACCAAAATACACTCAAAATATTGTAAAATTCATTTCAATGCTTCCAGATCCTAAGAGTGGCAAGCCTAATAAGTTGGCACTATTCCAGAAATTCATTCTAGGGATGTTATGGGGCTGGCGAAGAAAGAAAGACAATACCAAGCGTTTCAGAAAAGCCTATCTTTCACTAGCACGTAAGCAAGGAAAATCGTTGATTGTTTCAGGGATTGCCCTGTACTGTCTAATTTACGAACGAAATCCACGACAAGCAAGACAGATATACGCTACTGCTAACAAACGAGATCAGGCGAAGATTGTATTCAATATGGTGAAGTCACAACTAAAAGCCTTACGTGGAAAAAGTAAAGCAATCCAGAAATTTACAAAGGTTCTACAAAACGAGCTTACTACGACAGATGATTCATTTATGAAACCACTGTCTGCTGATGCAGATACATTAGACGGTCTCGATACATTATTGGGCATTTTTGATGAGTATGCCCTGTCTAAAACAACGGAAATGATGGATGTTATCGAAACGTCAATGGGGCAACAAATCGAACCGCTAACGATTATCATTTCAACGGCTTCAAGCAAACTAAACTATCCAATGTACTCGATAGAGTATCAGTATGTAACGAAGTTGCTAAAAGAAGAAGTGGTAGGCGATGAGTATTTAGCGCTATGTTGGGAACAGGACAATGCTAAAGAAGTAGTGGACACTGATATGTGGATAAAGTCCAACCCATTAATGGAACTATCAGAACAAAAAGAACGACTAACTGAAAGCAAAAAACGACTTTTAGACGAAGGAAAAGCAAAAGGAAGTATATCAAACGTTCTTACTAAAGAATTCAACATATGGGTTCAATCTTCACAAGAAAGTTATATGAGCGAAGAAGAGTGGACTTCTGCAGTTGCTCCTGATTACATCAAACAAACGGACTTAACAGGGCGTGAGATTTACATCGGTGTCGATTTGTCACGAGTGAATGACTTAACTTCTATTTCGTGGGTCATTCCAATCAGAGAAGAAAGTAAGTTTTTTGTTGATAGCTATTCCTTTGTAGCCAATCGTGGCGGAATTGAAGCAAAAGAAAAAGAAGACAAAACGCCATACCGACAATATGAGCAAGCAGGCTATTGCACGATTAGTAGTAGTCCAGACGGATTGATTGACTATCACGATTTAGTCAATTGGCTTACTGATTTCATCGAAAGTAATAACTTTGAGCTAAAAGGTATCTTTTACGATCCGTATAATGCTGGTAATGTTATTACTGATCTATCGAAATTCTACGAGAAAGAAATGATTGAAGTGCGACAAGGACTGATAACTTTGAACGTTCCGACAAAACAATTTAGAACGGACGTTATTAAAGGAAAAACAGTCCATTCAAACAATCCACTGCTTAACAGAGCAATCAGAAACGCAATCACCAAAGAAAACAACGATACAATCATGATTGATAAGGCAATGAATCGAAATAAGATTGATCCTTTAGATGCGTTGATTAATGCTTACACGCAGGCAATGTACCATGATTTTGATGAAGAAGATATCAATGAATTGATTGAAAGGGGCGAGTATGGCTTTGGATGGTAACAAGTTAAGACTAATCGTGATTATTTTGTATGTTTTAGGGCTAGTTTCATTCATAGCCGCAGCTTTTTTGTTTAACCAGATTATCGGATTCCTGACGGTGGGCATTAGTTTAATGCTTACCGTTTTTATTTTGGTTCGAGAATCAGAATTATAGCTGAAAGGAGGTGGGATAAATGGGTTTATTTTTCCAAACGGAAAAACGTAGCTTGTCCAGTCGTTCGAGTACAATGCTCGACTTCATTTCAACTGTAAATGGGAACACGACCATCAACTTTGACGGAGAAACGGCACTAGAACAGTCTGATGTGTTTACAGCGGTAAAGATATTGGCTGGAGATATTGCCGCCAGCAAGTTCAAGTTTTCCGATAATAAGCAAGCAGACATTCGAAAGTTAGACATGTTGAACAAGTACCCAAACGCAAGTATGACACCATATTCTTTCATGTTTGCTATCACAGCTCAAATGCTTTTGTCAGGGAATGCTTTTGCGATCATTCGTGAAAATAGCTTAGAGTTTGCTAAACCGTCACAAGTCGTCGTTTACGAAGATTTAGAGACAGGTGTGTTGCGGTATGAGTACACAAACAAAGCAGGAAATTCGTACCGTGTTGATTCTAGCGAGATGTTGCACTTCAAATATATAACTGTAAACGGAAAAACCGGTATCAGTCCATTGGATGCACTCAAAACAGAACTTTCCATGCTCGACAATGGGAACAAAATGCTAAGCTCCTTCTTCAAGAAGGGGATTCAAGCAGGCGGAGTTTTGAAGCTCAATAAAGGTACGCTGAATAACAAGTCTAAAAAGCAAATTAAGCAAGACTTTGAAGAAGTAAACAGCGGTGCTTCTAACGCTAATAGCGTAATTGTTTTGGACGATACACAGGAATTCAAACAGTTTGAGCTAAATACGGATATTTTGAAGATGATTCAAAACAACGTGTACTCGACAAAACAAATTGCTAAAGCGTTCGGCATTCCTTTGTCACGTTTTGGTATGGAGTTAGTCAATACCAAAGACGATTCGGCTAACGATTCCTACGTTTCTAGTACGCTTAGGGCGCTCTCGCAGATGATTACAGACGAGTTAGCAATCAAGTTAGGCATTAATGTAGAACTTGACTTCTCTACGCTTACAGGGCAAGACAAGGCTTCTAGGATGAATAAAGCAATGGAAGATGGCAACGGTGGAGACGGTTATCTACTGATTAATGAGGTCAGAGATTATTACGGATTGCCAAGCATTCCTAATGGAGATGTTTTGTACACGAAAACCACAGCGAAAGGAGGTGGGAATAGTGGAAATGGAAATTCGGAGTTTAGCGGAAATCCAGTCAACGGACAATCGAATGATTGAGGGCTACGCAATGAAATTCAATTCGTTGAGCAGAGACCTTGGCGGGTTCAAAGAAATAATTTCGCCACAAGCGTTGGATACAACCGATTTATCAGATGTTCGCTGTTTTGTCGATCATGATTCAAGTATGGTTTTAGGAAGAACGTCATCGCAAACGCTAGAGTTGGAAGTGGATGACGTAGGACTTCATTTCAGATGTCAACTGCCAAATACTTCTTACGCTAACGATTTGTACGAATCCATAAAACGTGGTGATATCAACGAATGTTCGTTCGGTTTTGCCGTAAAAGATGATTCTCAAACGTGGGAAAATCAAGATGGAATGTATATCCGCAATCTAAACAAGATCGATGAATTATTCGAAATATCGATTGTTTCGATCCCAGCTTACGAAGGAACGGATGCAGTCTTAGCGCAACGATCATTGAAACGAGTAATCAATGAAAAAGAAAAACGAAAATTAGAGATAGAACTAGAGCTTCTAAATTACTAGAGGTTCTTTTTTATACAAAAAAATAAGGAGTGAACACATTGGATATTGAGAAATTGAAAGAACAAGCGCAACAGGCGCTGGATTCAGGCGATTTAGAGACAGCTAAGGACTTATTAGCAAAAATCAAAGAAGCAAAAGAATCGAAAGAAACAGACGACCAATTGAAAAAAGATTTAGCTGATGAATTGAAAGAGTTGGACGAAGAAACAAAAGCAACTGAAATTCAAGAAGCTAAACCTAAAGAGCAACAAGCACAACCAGAAAAACAAGAAATTACAGAACCAACAATCAATACAAATCCGATCGACAAAAAAGACAAAGAGGAGAAAAGATCAATGGAAGTTATCCTAAACGACAAAAAAGAAACATACACACGCTCAATCAATCAATTCATTCGTACAAAAGGAGAAAAACGTGACGGATTGACAACAGTCGGAGCAGAAGCAGTTATTCCAGTTGACCGTATCACTAAACCAGAAAAACAACCCGAAACAGTTGTCGACTTACGTCAACACGTAGGACGTGTGCCAGTAACAACAGGTACAGGATCATATCCAATTTTGAAAGCTAACAAAAATAAAATGATCTCTGTGGCTGAATTGGCTAAAAACCCAGCGTTAGCTAACCCTGAATTTACAAAAGTAAACTACGAAATTGCCACTTACCGTGGATACATTCCAGTTTCTCAAGAAGCATTAGACGATTCCGATATCGATCTAGGCGGTTTGGTCGCTGAACATATCCAACGCCAATCACTAAACACTTCAAACGCTGCAATTGCTGCTAAGTTGCAAACAGCAACAGCTAAAACTGTTACTACGATTGACGATTTGAAAGACATCGTGAATGTTGCTATTGATCCTGCTTACAACGTGAAATTCATTGCTTCTCAAAGCTTCTTCAACGAGTTAGACAAAATGAAAGACAATGACGGACGTTACTTGTTACAACAAGACGTTACAGTTGCTTCGGGTTACAAACTATTAGGGCGTGAAGTTGTTGTAATGGCGGATGATGTAATTGGAAAAAAAGCAGGCGACAAAGTAGCATTCGTGGGAGATCCTTCACTATTTGCAAAATTCTTTGATCGTCAACAAGCGTCTGTTCGTTGGGTAGATAACGATGTATATGGTCAATTGTTAGCAGGATTCATTCGTTTTGATGTTGAAGTAGCCGACACTGCTGCAGGCTTTTACGTAACACTGGGCCCAAAAGCATAGACCCATCCGGCGTAACGTTAAACAAAACAACGACTACGCTTACGGTGGGAGCATCAGAAACACTGTCAGCGACTGTCTTGCCAGCTGACGCAACGGACAAATCGGTTAAATACAGTTCTAGCGATGAGGCAATTGCCACAGTAACGCCGGTTCAAGGCAAAATCACAGGTATTGCAGCCGGTACAACAACAATCACTGCAACAACTGCAAACGGAAAAACTGCGGTGTGTGAAGTTACCGTAACTGCTGAATAGGCGGTGATAATATGGAATTAAGCGAATTGAAAAACTTTTTGCGAGTGGATCATGACTTGGATGATGATTTACTCGCAATGCTCCAAAAAACAGCAGAAGAATTCATTTTAGGCTCGATTGAGGTAGAAATGACTGCTGATAAACGCTTTGATTACGCTATGACGTTGCTTGTTTCTAACTGGTACGAAAACAGAGTAGGTACTTCTACGCAGGCGCTGAGTGAAATTCCGTTCGGCGTAACTGCGCTTATCCAGCAGTTGAGGGGGTTGGAACATGGCACTAATCAAGGCGAGTGATCTAAAGCAACGTGTGGAAATTGTAAAGGTTATTAACGGCAAAGATGAAGATGGTCAACCAATCAAAACGGAAGAAACGGTTCTTTCTTGTTGGGCTTGTGTTCAAACACAACGCTTGAGTGACGTTAAGGCGTCGATTGGTACGGCTTTGGAAGGAACACTAACGTTCATTATCCGCTACCAACAAAAGTCAGAGCTAACCAATGATATGAAAGTGCGTTGGAATGGAAAAACGTTTGAAATCATCACAATTACAAAGGGCGAGTTTACAAAAGACTTCACGACAATCATTGCAAAAGAGGTTTCAAAATGAGTGTAGAAGTCGATGCAACCGAAGTGTACAAAGCGCTCAGGGAAGTAAAAGCAAACGTTCAACGAGTGGAAAGCCCAGCACTTAGAAAAGCTGGGGAGTACGCTCAAGAAAAGTTACGACAAAACACACCTTACTGGGATGGAACGAAGTCAAACGGTAAACGTGGTTCGTATATGCAAGAACATGCTAAGAACCATGTGGTTACAAGCTCGGTAAAAAACGGATTGATAGAAGTCGGCTATGACAAAGATGTTTCTTGGCGGATGCACTTTATCGAGTTCGGAACAATCAAACAACGTCCAAAAGGTTTCGTACAAAAAACACAAAAGCAAATCGAAAAACAAGTAACACAAATCATTGCTGACGAAGTAAAAAGGAGGCTAGGACTTTGAAAACGGCAGTATCACAAGTCTATTCAATTCTGAATAGCAATGAAAAAACAAAGAACATTGATTTTTACACCAATAGTGTTCCGGAATCAGCTCAAACAGTACCTAGCCTTCCAGTTGGCAGAATTACAGAGATATCCGGCAACTATGAAGATTTCGCAAGCAACAATCCTTTGACCATTCAATTTAACGTACAGGTAGATGTATGGGTGTCAACCATGAAAGAGGTTGATGCCTTTTATTTTGCCCTTGATGAGGTTATGAGGGGGAATGGTTGGCAATGCGCATACACGGAACAAACAGATGACGAGGACTTGGAAGGTGCAAAGCGGATTATCAAACGATATGTAGCAAATATTTCACTAAATTAAAAGGAGAGAAAATAGATGGCAACGGTAGGATTTGAGAGCGTCATTTTTGGCGTAAAAACAGGTGCAGGCGGCACTCTAAAAGAATTAGTAGCAGATAAGTCGAAAGGCGGAGCGATCGAAGCTAAAATTACTGGATTAGGCGCAACTTCTAACACAACATACGCTTCAAACGTACCATTCTTCATTGCAAGTAAAGGGGTTTCGTCGCCAAAAGTTACGCTTGACGTGGCAGACTTAATGGATAACGGCATTTACAGCGAAATCATTGGTGCTAAAACCGTGGATGGTGTAAATGTAATTGGTTCAGAAACTGAAGCGCCTTACGTGTCGGTAGTCATGGTTACAGCGAACAAAGAAGGAAAACGCTTATTCATGGGATTGACAAAAGGAAAATTCAGTCATCCAGATATCGACATGAAAACAGCTGAAGACAAAGGGGTAGAATTGCAAACCGATTCTATCGAAGGGGAATTCATTTCTGATGAACGTGGCTATGTATACTTAACAGCCGTAGAATCAGAACAAATGACCTTACAAAAATTCAAGGACTTGGTAAATAACAAAGCGGGGGAGTAGTTAACCCCGTATCTACACCAACGACAGATACAGGGACACTAAAAGAACCAGAACCAAAAATTGATACACAAGGTTAGCCATTTTTGGCTAGCCTTATTTTTTGTAAAAACAAGGAGGAAAACAAATGATTGAATTGCAATTGAAACTTGACGGAAAGAAAAAAACATTCAAACAACAAGATATTTCCGCACGTGCAATGCGTGAGTGCATCAAATTTTACGAGAAAGCAGAAAAAGCAGACCTAACTGATTTAGAAGCAATTGATTCAATGATTGCAATTACAGCAGATATTTTCCAAGATCCAGCAGTTACATTTGATGCTATTTTAGACGGTTTGACTGCGAGCGAGTTAGTACCGGCATTAGAAAGTGTTTTTGAACAAATCAATGAACTGGGAAACAATGAAAAAAAGCAGATGGCGAGCAAAAAGAGATAAGTTTTTCTGAAGCTAGGAAAGCAATGGATCAAATCTACAAAGATTTAATCGAATCAGGTTGGACGATGAGAGATGTGGACGAAGCCGACTATCATTATTTGTTACACCTTTTTGGAGAAGTGGAGAGTGGCGAAGAATATGTAGATGGTGCTGATTTCATCAAACAATTTTTATCGGCTGAAGACTTGGTAAAACTTGAGGAAGGAGGGAAATAATGGCAGGAAAAGGACAACCGGCAGGAAATATCAAGCTAGGGATTAGTTTAGATAGCACTAATTTTGGTAACACGCTGGACGAAATCAATGCGAAAGTCAAACAAGCTGAGTCGAATATGCGTGCCAATCTAAAGGCTTATGATTCAGCAGGACGTTCATACGAAGCACTTAGTCAAAAGACGAAAGACTTGTCTACGGTTATGGAAGGGCAAAACGCCAAAGTAAGAGAATTAACAAAGCGCCGTGATGAAGCGATTAGCAAGTATGGCGAGGAATCGAAACAAGTTGCTAACCTTAACACACAGATAAACAATGCTACCGCAAAATATAATGCTTACAGTCGCCAGTTGAACGACACAAAAAAAGAATTGGTGTATTCCAAAACAGCCGTCAATGATTTATCTAATGAAATCAAAGAAAATGAACGACAAATGAACGCCGAAGTAAAAGCGTTGAAAGCCGCTGGTGATGAATCTGGTGCGTTTGAAGCAAAACAAAAAGGGCTAGCCAAACAAACGGAATTATCCGAGAAAGCTATCGAAGAACAGCGCAAAGTTGTGAAACTGATGGCTGATGAGTTTGGCGATTCAGCAAATGAAACCGAAGATGCAAAAAGGGCATTAGAAAAGTTAGAACGACAAAGCCAAATATCTAGCAGGCAATTAGAAGCACTCAAAAGCTCCAGCGACCAATCAGGAAAAAAAATAGAAGATTTTGGCGACAAGTCCACAAGGTCAGCTAGGAAACTGGACGGGCTAAAAGACAAATTAGGCTCGCTAAAAAGCGCATTTTCGTTTGGTGCAGTTGCTGGATTAGCGCATAACGCTATTAGCAGTGTAGTAAGCGGCGTGCAAGGTTTGGTTGGCGAAGCAGTAAACGCATCGGATTCATTGATGAAGTTTTCCAAAACCATGGAGTTTGCTAACTTTGGGAAGTCACAGATAGAAAGCTCGAAAAAAGAAATGAAAGACTACACCGATAAGACGGTTTATGGTTTAGAAGAAATTCTGAACACAACCGCACAATTGGCATCTAATGGGATTCCTAACTATACAGAACTAACCAAGGCGGCAGGTAACTTGAATGCCGTTGCAGGCGGTTCTAGTGATACATTCAAATCCGTTGCCATGATGCTAACGCAGACGGCAGGAGCTGGGAAACTAACAACTGAAAACTGGAATCAATTAGCAGATGCGATACCGGGTGCTTCAGGACTGTTACAAGACGCTATGTTGAAAAACGGAGCTTATACAGGAAACTTCCGTGATGCAATGGCGCAAGGTCAAATCACTTCCGACGAGTTCAACCAAGCAATTGTACAGTTAGGTATGAATGACGGAGCAGTTAAGGCAGCCACTTCCACAGACACATTGAGCGGTTCTTGGGAGCAGATGAAATCCACTGTAATAAATGGGCTACAAAGTATTATAGAAAAAATAGGCGTTGAAAATATCACTGGTTTTATCAATACATTAAGTACCAAAATAGAAGAAGCAATGCCTTCTATAGCTAATTTCATGGGTAAATTAGGAGAGTTTGCCAAATGGATTGCAGATAACAGAGAGTCACTGACATGGCTCGTAGGTATCATAGGCGGGATAACTCTTGCAATTAAAGGATTAGCTGTAGCTTCAGCCATATTTGGAGCTATTTCTGTAGTAGCAGGAGGGTTAGTTGTAGCATTAGGCGCATTGGTTGGAGCTTTGGTTGTGGCGTATACCAAATCTGAAACATTTAGAAATATCGTAAATAAAGCCTTTCAGACAGTATGGAATATTGTTAAGCCAATTATAGATAGCCTAGTGCAAGGTTTTAAAGATTGGTGGACAGTAATGTCATGGCTTTGGGGTAAAATATCTGGGTGGGCTGTGAACGTGTGGAACAAATTTGGTGAGATAAAAAGCAATGTATCACGTGCAGTCACAGACACATGGACAGGAATCAAGAAATCATTTAGTGGCGGTATTGATACTGTTGTTAACTGGATGAAAGATTTACCTAACAAAATAGCTAGAGCAGTATCAAATGGTAAAAACACAGTTGCAAATGCATTTAAAGGTGTGTTTAACGGTGCATTAAGAGCAATTGGAAAACCAGTTAACGCAATCATCCATGGAGCTTCATGGGTACTAGAAAAACTGGGCGCTGACAAACTCAAAGAATGGGAAGTGCCACAATACGCAAAAGGAACATCAAACGGAGGTCATCCGGGCGGGCCTATGATGGTAAATGACGGTAGAGGTGCTGAAGCGGTAATCACACCTAACGGACAAGCATTCATACCTAAAGGACGTAACGTAGTATTGAATGCACCAAAAGGAACACACGTTCTAACAGCTGAAGAAACAGCTTATATGACTGGAAACAAAGCACCAAGATATAGATACGCCAAAGGTACAGGCTTTTTCGGAAATCTATGGAACAACGTCAAAGGGTTTGCTGGAGATGTTGGAAACAAGCTGAAAGATGTAGTCGGCGATGTATGGGATTTTGTAACAGACCCGGGAGCGTTGGCTAGGAAAGTGTTAAATGGTCTTGGCGTACTGGAAGGGCTTGTCAAATATCCTTTAGATGTTGGTAAAGGTATCCTAAGCAAGGCTACCGAAGCATTGACGAACAAAATCACAGAACTATTCAGCAGTGGCAGTTTAGACACTTCAATGGGCATGCAAGGCGTTTACAAATACTTGGCGGACGTTGCAGTTGCAGTAATGAAGAAGTTCCCGGGCTTTCAAGTAACCTCAGGTTATCGTGAAGGCGATCCATACTCACACGGAAAGCACAACGCAATTGATATTGCGTTACCGGGAGTCGTGAATGGTTCCCCTAGATATACAGAAGCAGCCAATTACGCATTTGAGAAGTTTGCAAACAAAATCGGCTATGTTATCACAAATGGTAAGGTTCGTGACCGTTCAGGACAATCAGGTACAGGTGTGCATGATGATTGGCGGACATGGCCTGATGGTGACCACTACGACCACGTACATTTAAACGGTGTAAGAGATCCGCAGGGCGGACTTGTTAGCGGTGGTGATAGCGTTGGTGGAAGTGGCGTAGAACGCTGGCGAAATGTAGCAATTAGAGCGTTGAAAATGACTGGTCAATACAGTACTGCAAACTTAAACGCATTGCTGAACCAAATGCGTACAGAGTCAAATGGTAATCCTAGAGCAATTAACAACTGGGATATTAACGCTAAAAACGGCACACCTTCTAAAGGATTACTTCAAATGATTGACCCAACATTCAGACAGTATGCAATGCCAGGATTCAATAGTAATATCTATGACCCACTATCTAACATCTTAGCTTCAATTAGATATGCGTTGTCAAGATATGGCTCACTAAGAAATGCTTATCGTGGTCATGGTTACGCAAACGGTGGAATTGTAAACCAACATCAAATTGCGGAAATCGCAGAAGGAAACAAGCCAGAAATTATTATTCCGTTAGATAAGGCTAAACGATCAAGAGCGATGCAGTTGCTTGCGATTACTCAAGATAAGTTAGGCGTAAAACCAAAAAGCGTAAATAATAGTAGTGATTCGAGCGGAACGTTAGAAACATTAGTTTCACTGATGATTCAGCAGAATAACTTGCTATCTAAACTTTTAGCAAAAGACACAAGTGTCAAACTTGATGGTAAACCAATTGCAGACAATACAAATGGATACTTAGGTAACCAGTTGAAACGTTCGCTATATACTACAGGTTAGGAGGGATAAAGTGAATGGCTATTTAATCGATTTTCGCTTCATAAAAAATCAAGAGATAGTATCTTTAAAAGAAAAATTGGGCATAGAGTGTATTTCTTTTGCACGAAAAGCACCACAACTAAATGTAGAATACCAAGAATTTTCAGGGTCAAACGGTTCGAGAGAAGTCGAAAAAAGTTTCAAATCGTTCAGTATCGAAGTGGAATTTTATGCTGAATTCAAAAATATGTATGACTATCAACTAAAAGAAACTGAATTATATGCGTTTCTATTCGATGACGAAGGATATTATGTTTTTACAGATAGAGAACCGGGCAAAAAATACTTTGTCCGTCCTAACTCAGTAGAAGTGAATGAAGTTGGTCTAAGATATGCAACTTACAAGGCGACTTTCACTGTTTTTAGAGGTTGTTCCGAATCGATGGCTTCCACGTTATCGGATTTTTCACTGTCTAATGAATGGCAATTTTCACAAGGCCTAGTTGCGGAAGATTATAAGTATACGCACCGAACCAGTAATTTTATCATTTATAATGCTGGCGATTTTGCTATTGATCCACGTGAACATACTCTAAAAATCACTTTGGAAGGTGAATCAGAAGGCAACGTGACTATTTTCAACAAAACGACAGGGGAACGATTCATCTACTATCCGGAGTTTTCTACGTTGCTAGGCCAAACTTTGACTTTAGACCGTGTTTATCCGAAGTTGAACGGTGTAAATTGCGGAATTGACACGAATTTAGGTTTGATAACGTTAGCGGTTGGAACGAATGAAATTGAAATACAAAATATTACTAGAGTGGAGTCAAAATGGGACTTCAATTTTTTGTATAAGTAGGTGGGAATTTGAAAGATATTTTTATCCAAGACTACGAGAAAACAAAAAAAGAAATATTGACTGAATACGACAAAAGTACATTTACTGAAAATTGGCAAGAGAACGAAACGTGGGAAATTTCGTTCACTATTGTCAAAACAAAATTCAATGAATTGGCTTTTGATTTAGTCGATTATGAAAATTCAGTATTTTTCAATGGACAAGAGTTTATCGTAAAACAAATGGGCGTTTCTGCCGAAGGGGCAGCAATCACAAAAACAGTTACAGCCACGCACATTTACTACACCATGCAAGATGGCTTTCAGTACGACACAATCACAGGAACACGCTCTATTAACCAACTGCTAGCACATGTTTTCAAACCTGATAACCGTGGTTTTACATGGAATGTTGTAGATCCGAACAAGAAATTTCTTACAGTTGAACAAGAAAACTTCGGGAATGGGAACTATTTGAAACTGGTTGAAGAAATTTTGAAAGACTATGATGCGATAGTGATTCCGGACAACAAAAACCTTACTTTCTTCCCTCGTTCAGAATATGGTAAAAAAACTGAAGAACAAATACGCTACAAATACAATACCGATTCTGTGAAATTTGATATTGATACTTTTAATTTGAAAACGCAGATTAAAGGATTTGGGAAGAAAAAGGAAGACGACACTTACTACTTCACGCCAATCACATATACAAGTAAGCAGTCGGAAAAATGGGGTATACGTGTCCAAAGTCCAGTTAGTGATGATCGTTACACCGTTTCAGGGAACATGCTAGAACGTTTGAAACAAGACTTGCAAGACTATCCAACAATCACTGGCACAGTTACTATGAAATGGCGTGTAGAGCCTAATAAGGGCGATTACGTGGCGTTTGTCTATGAGCCGTTAGGTATCAATACCTATATTCAAGTAGTAGGAATCAAGACGTATCCAGCGATACCAAATAAGCCACCAGAAATCACATTGAGCAACACAAAGAAAACAATGACGTCGATACTCGCTGAAATGGCGAAGAAAGGAGTGATTTGATGGGGTTATTAAAATTAATCAGTAACCGTATCTCTACGGAATGGAAAGAGAAATTTAATAAAAACATTGACTACCTTAATGATCTTGAAAAGAAACTATCTGATCAAGACAAATCAACAAATAGTCGTATTGATAATCTCGTGCTTCATTCAGGAGGTGATTCTCCTAACGAAGTAGTGGATGCACGTGTAAACAATAGAGGAGAAACCTTTCCTACGTTACACGGCAGATTGGTAGAACATGAAAACCTGACAGATGAACAAATTAGTGAATTAATTACAAATGCCGCTAGTCAAAAAGCACAAGTGGAGCAATTAAACAAAGCAATCCAACGAATCATTGGAGGGTATAACGAACCTATCAATATTTATGTTTCAAAAAATGGAAACGATCAGACTGGAGATGGATCCCAAGAGAAACCATTTCTCACGATTCAAACTGCAGTTAATTCAGTTCCGCTCATTACTACATCATCTGTCACCATCTGGATTAGCGATGGGGTGTATTTGGAAGATGTATTTGTCAATGGTTTAACATTTAGAACGTTTGTCATACGTCCTCTAAATGATACTAGCACGTTAGACCCTCAAGTGTCTGATTGTCCAGTAAAAGTTAGAAGTATTATGTTCGCAACATGCACTGGCTATTGTCAAATCGTCGGAATGCAGATCGTTGACACTCCAAATTCTCCACTTTTTCAAGGAAGACAGTATGGAATTGTCAATGAACAGAGTGGCTATATGGCTATTAGTCAATGTAAATTTGCGGAGAATACTAAATCCTTGGCATATAACGCTGTATACGTAGGTGGGACTTCTAAGATGAATATGTATGGTTCAACAACATTCATTAATCAAGACATAGCTGTGCAAGTTCGTCTGCTATCAGAGTTTAGTGTGGGCGACTTGAAAGGTTCAGGCAATAGCATTGGGGTGTACGTTGATGCAGCAACTGCAAGATACGCCAAGCCAGCTGCAGGATTTGCGACAACTGAAAACAGAATTATTGGTCGAGGATTGATTATTTCCAATGGGCAGGTGTTAAGTTAATGGTTTATAAAATGAATGAATCGATCATTGTGATTCAAGCAGAAGCCACTAGTCCAAACAGGACGAATGTTGTTTTTTGGTCGCATGATCGAGGAACAGCTAAGCTTAAATTTAAATTAATGAAAAATAATTTACCTCTACCAATTCCGGATGGAACTACGGTTCCTATTCGTCTGATGTTTAAATCTGCAACGGCAGAAGGTGGTTATGGTAAACATGACTATCTAGCTACGGTAGAAGATCCTGTGAATGGGATTGTTTCTATTGTGTTAGAGGATAATATACTGGGATACGTAGGCACCGTAGAAGGTAGCGTATATATTGATTTTCCAAACGACCGCTCGTTAGATACAGCTGGTCGTTTTACTTTTTATATCAAACGCAGTCCAATCGATGATAGTACGCCAGAACTAGAAGATTACTATTTTAATGGGTTCAGCCAGACCATTGATAAAGTCGAAAAAATTCTAGCTGATGGAAAGCAAGAAATTGATCAGAAAATTGCGGAATCTGAAACGCAGATTGATGCGAAATTAAAAGACACAAACGACAAAATCACGAAAGCCAATCAAGATGTCGCAACTCTCAATACTAATATTGATAAGGCGAATGCTCGCATTGATCAAACCAATCAGCAAATCGGTGATCTCGGCAAGCTGAAAAAAATGTACAGTAACAGCATCGACTTCGGGAATTATGATTATTCGGGGAATCCGAATTTACTACCTACTATTGATTTTTCAAAATTAAGTGCTAGCTCATCATCAATAGCTACACCACCTAAATACGTAAAAGATTACGGACAATACTTTGAATTAGATGGCTCAGACCCTGATAATTTAGATAAAGATAAAAATGTTTTTATACCTTTGTTAACACGATTAACAAAAGGAAAAACATACACAATACGTGTTGGTATGATGATTGATGATAATTTTATTCTAGGGAACTCAGCTTTCTATTATATTGTATGGACTGGTAAACCTACAGCAACATCTGATAGGTTAGTAAATATTACACCTGATGAAGGTAGCAGAAACAACTGGAAAGTTTATACTAAAACATTCACAGTACCTAGTGACCAGAAGGACGGCGACATAGCACCATTCTTATATCTGTATTTTCCACCACAACAAAAAGGTAAAATTAAGATTGGTTATAACATCAAATTAGAAGAAGGGTCAAAAGCCACGCCTTACCAACCAAATCTATTAGATTACCCTTACTGGCTAGGTAAAGTGCCGTTGGGTAAAAATTTACTTGATCCAACTGGCATTACAAGTAGCTCATATTTACTTCTAACTAAAACACCAAGCGAAAAGTTACTTAAAGACCAGACCTATACTATTACACTTAAAGGAACTAAACCGGCAACGCAGACATTCCGTTGTTTTGTACAATATGAAACTAATGGTTCTACTGTGAATCTTTTTGATATGAAACCAGTTGAAGGTCTTGTTGATGAGTGGCAATTGACATTTAAAGCAACTAGAAGCGCCACTGATATAACTGGGAGACTATATGTTTATCAAGTGCCAAATACAAGTTTAGGTCAATGTAAAGTAGAATGGATAAAACTAGAAAAAGGCGACACACGAACCCCAAATATTAGTGAATATAAATACTGTGGTGAAGGATTGAAAGACAGCAATAATCCGAACGGCTATAGTTGGGACGTCACGCCTGAATATACTGAAAAAGGCTTGAATGATTCTGTGAGCTTAACCAAGCCACAATCTGTAGATGGAACTAAGAACTTTTTAGAAACCCCTCTAGTTAATGGAAAAAATGTACTGGTAGAAGAAAAGCCGTTGCCTTATGAAGCGTGGCATTCAACAGGAACTGAACAAACTGGAATTTCTAATAAAGCTCGGTTAATTATTGGACCAGTAGCAACCACCATTGGAGCAAAGTTGAATCGATCTATGAAGGAGAATCCGTTGACTTGGAATTCTGGAAATTGGCAAGCAACAGCTAATCGAGACTGTACTTTGTTAGTAGAAGGGTTAGTTAGATATCAGTTTGGCGGATCAACAGCTGGCCAGTATGGTTATATTACTTTTTATAAAGACGATGCCCAAAATAGTTCTATTGGTTTCGCAGGTGGTGTTGGTATAAATGGAACTGCATTGCAATGGAAGCATGGGCTTCACTTTAGTAGAATTTTCGCGTTAAAAAAAGGAGAGTACTTCAATATCACTTTTGAAACTCAGGATGGTAAGAAGTTAGATTTTTCTCAAATAAACACGCTGCACATTATGGAAATAGAATCTTAGATTAAAGGAGTGAAATAGATGAAAAACATTTGGAAATACGGACGTACTGGCGGAGAGTATGCAGGAAAAGTATTGGACGACATGCTTGTATCCGTTCCTTACACAGATCAGCCACCGCTTGAAGGGATTCGTGCTGATGGCGAACCGCTAACGATCGCTGATCAGATGTTTGATCCTAAATTGAATCAATGGATTGTTTTAGCGAACGCACTAGATCACAACGATTTAAACAATCTCAAAGCGATGTATGAGTCGTTAGAAAATGAGAACGGCGATTTAAAACAGCTCAACGCCAAACTCATGCTAAGCAATGTAGCAATTAAACAGGAAAATACTGCATTGAAAGAAAAAGCGGATAGTTTAGCACAAATCAATTCAAAAATGATGCTTGCTTCGTTACAAAATAGCAAAGACATTTCAGAAATTAAAGAGCAACTAAATCCAGCTTCAAAGGGAGGTGAGTAGTATGTTTAGTTTTAGCGATGTGAAAATGATGTATGATTGGGGCTGTTTTACTGACGATCAAGTTCGACTATTCGTTCCACTATGCATTACAGACGAAGAAGCAGATAAAATCATTAATAAAGATAAGAGCGCATCTTAAGTGATGCGTTTTTATTTAAGGTAAAGGAGTTGTCACATGATTAATTTAGGAGAATGGGGAACAATCGCAGGATCAATTACTGCGATTGTTTCTTTGATTTTATTAGTAATAAAACCAATTACTGCATCTTTCTCGAAGATTACTGAGACTCTTTCAAAAGTAAGCCACAATTTAGATTTGCTAACAAAAGATTTAGAAGCCAGCAAAAATGATCGACTTACGATACACGAAGAACTGAAAAGTCACGATGAAAGATTAGATAAGCATGCAGAAAAATTAGTGGAACACACGCAACAAATCAAAACTTTGTTTGGGGAGAGAAGAAAATGAATAATAAAACGTTCGAAGTACTAAAATGGTTCGCACTGGTAATTATTCCCGCACTAGCTACTTTCGTGGGGTTAGTTGGTAAAGCGCTCAATTGGCAGTACACAGATATCTGTGTTGTCATCATTACTGGTTTTGGCACGTTTTTAGGGAGTGTGTTGGGTGTATCAAATCGAACCTACAAAATGTTCTCGGCTGAAAGCGAAGAAGGAGGAAACAAATGAAAAAGAAAATTACTATTACTGCGATGAGCCTATTAACGGCTCTTTTTTTATTGCCGATTAATGGGTTTGCCTATACGATTAACAATGAATTTAATTTGGACCCAAACGAAGGTAGCTCACAAGTAGCAAATAACCAATATATTCTATTGCATGAAACAGCAAACGAAACTGCGACAGGACGAAATGAAGCGCAGTATATGCAACGTTCATGGACTAGTGCTTATACTGCTTACATTGTGGGAGACGGTGGAATTGTTTACCAAGTCGGACAACCTGGTTATGTACAGTACGGTGCTGGTTCGTATGCTAATGCTAACAGTCCTGTGCAGATTGAGTTACAACACACACATGATAAAGCAATTTTTGAAAAGAACTATAAAGCATATGTTGAATTGGCAAGAGATTCAGCAATGAAATATGGTATTCCATTAACATTGGACACTCCTTATAACCAACCAGGAATCAAATCGCATTTATGGGTAACACAAAATATTTGGGGGGATCATACAGATCCTTACGGTTATCTTTCTGAAATGGGCGTAAGTAAAGAAAAATTAGCATATGATTTAGCTCATGGATTTACCGATGAAAATCCAACTACTTCAGATGATAAACCAGTCATTGATCCAACTAGAGCAGGTGCTGCAAATCCTACGCTGACAGATGGAACAAATTACGCCCACAT